TTCATTTTAGGAGACCACTGTCCAACAGGTCGTTGAAGCTTATGAGAAAAAGATATATTCCCTTTTTTACTCTGATTGTTGATCCATTGCAATGTACGAGATCTATTTGATGTCTTCATCTGTTACCTCCAAAAATAATTTATGTGTTTTTCAGGGTAACATATTTGTCGAAATTTGTAAATGTTTTTTGACAAAAAACGATAAATAAAGCATCTGGTATTATGCCAGATGCCCATTTAACAGTTCTATAATTTCTTCTGGAGTCTTTCCTGATTCTTTAATCATTTTCATCAGTTCTATCTGTTTTGCTTTACTTGCTTTTTTAGCAGCTAATTTTTCTTCCTTGAGTTGTTCTTTATAAGCGCTTTTCAGATCTTCTTTTGCAGATTTCAGTTCCGCTTCTAATTTGAGTACCTTTTCATGAATCTTAGCTGCTTTTCCCGTGTACGTAATTTCCCTTTTTACTCCTCTTGGCATAATGCCCTCCTGTTTTTGATATTTATAACATAATACAACAGAAGAGTAGCATATTGAGAAATATTTGTAAACGGGTTATTATGAATTTTTATTAAATTTTTTGTAAATTATTCTTGTGATGCTTCTTTATCCTCCAGGTATTTTATTATATTCTCCGGTAATTCTAAATCACCCTGAATCTCAGGAAATAATAATTGAATATTTTCCGGAGATTCCAATGAAGCATATATTTCTCCACCTTTGTCAAGGAAGAGAATAAGTTTATCTAATGATCTTTCGGTCTTATCTCGTTCCTCTGGATCTAATTGCATTTCATGATCTTTTTCTAATCGCCTGATAACAATTTCCATGCCAGCATCTTTCAACTGTCGAAACATCTCTAACTGTTCCTCAGCTAATTCGTTTTTAAGCTGTGCGCTTTTAAGCATTTCTTCTTGTTGTTGTATAGTGATATAATGTGAACGCAAGGCAAGTGCTTTATCTAACAAAGATGCAGTATTTGTAAGAATTACTGAAACTGAAGTAGCCGCAATCGTAAGTTTTAACCAGTTCGACCCAACATCAACAGAACCAAATTTGATGACTTCTCCATCACACTGTAAAAATGGACATTGAGAAAAGATGAAATTAAGATCCTTTAAATAAGAAATATATTCATCCAAATCCTCACATGCAGGTAACTTTATGTCAATCGCATTAGAATTGTCGTCGTCATTAAGACCCATACTTTCATATAATTCAATAATAGTATATATTTTATTATATATGTTAGTTTCTTGTACTATAAGTTTAGAAGCCAATTTATTACTGATTTTAGGCTCTTCTTCTTCTCGTTCAATTGAAGGAACTGTTTTCAAATATATTTCAATATCTTCTTTGAAAACTGGAATTTTCGAGAGTTTTCTAAATCTTCTCTGAATCTCTTCCCAGCTTTCAATCGTATTAATTCCATTTCCTTTGTCAATTATATGGTTTTTGTAAAAGAAGTCAACATTCTGTTTACATAAACGATATACATTATATAATTTCATCTTATCAGTAACTCCTATTTGTATTTTCAAATAATTATATCACCTCACTATTATTTGTACAAGATTTATAGAAGTTTAATTATTGATTGTTAAATATTTTCTCCGTTTCTTCCACTACGGCTAGGAGAATTCCTTGCGTTATCCTATCTCTTCCTGATTGTAATATAGGTGCTATAAAGAAACAGGAGAGCAGCAATGCTCTTTTGGTTTATACCCAGTCACGAGCAGGTTTTCCTTCCTGGTTTTATGATATGTTCGAATAAATGTTCAGACTATGTTTCTGCTTTGTGATATGATATACTAATTTAGCAATACAGAAATTTGATCCTATAGCCTTCTCCAAGTTATGTCTTATTTCCACAATAAGACTAGGTTGTTCCACACAACCTACCAAAAATAGTACGATATTCAAAACAATAATTGATGTCGGAGGTGGCTTATGGGAAATATAATCGAAAGTGTTGCTGAGTGTGATTCGATGTATGGAATGATTTGTATTGTGATAAGCTTTGCTTTCTTTTATGCTACCATTCGATTTGTATTGCCTTACATATATAAAATTGTGTGTAAAATATGCAACACATTGGTAAAGTACAACGATGTTCACGCAAAAGCCAATGTTAAGGATGTTTCTTTTGAAACTGAATTACATAGGTGATTTGGACTACTGGATTACTTCTGGTAGTCCCTTTTAATTAATAAATTTTATTGGTTGGATTTATCATCCAAACGTATTACTGAAATTTATAAAATCGCAATACGCACTATACCTTAAAAGCATCTTCAATAAGGCAGAAGATACTCTGAGGATCGGTATGTCTCTGAACATCCATTCCTATTCAACATGTTAGTCCTTTTTACAGGGTTATTAGTTTAGAGAATTTTCTTAGGAATGTGTGCTGCTGATTCTGTTCGTTACCCTTTTTAACAACACTTAGGCACACTCTGTATTTGCATACAGATTACCATATGTCGAATATTCTGTTTTTTCTGCCTTTCGCACATTTACGTTTATTGTTACCAATTCCGCTTTAGTCGAATATTCATGAGGTCTTTCCAGCAATTACTCCTCGTTAGTTTGTTTTAGAACTCCCAATGCATAGATTTGTACTATGAACCATTTTATCATTTCCTTATCTATGTTAGCCCAATTAAAACTGTAGGAGAGTTTTAATGTACCTTTATTTCAAGGTTAAGCAAAGTTCTTTACGAATTCTTTAATGCCGAATAATCCGGCTCCCATTCCGATGGATCCAAACAATCCAAGTTTGGAGGTAAGTGTGTCGATGATATTCATAACTGATGTTAAACCGTCAACGACCGTTTTCATATCATCACGCTTAAAGAGGTTTTGGGCTACTGAAGTGCCTGTTTCAGATAGGCGATTTAGTTTGTAGTCGAGTGAGTCCATAATCACCGACATTTCTGCTTCTGCATTACCAGCAGAATTCGCCATTAAATCCATAGATTCTTGCGCAGATTTGAAATTGGATATCAACGCTGCTAGTGCCTGTCCGTTTCGCTTGCCCGCTAAAACTTCAAGTAATTGAGCCTGATTCTTATCTGTAAGATCATCCCAGATTCCAAAAATCTCTTCTAAGATTTTGTATGTTGATTTATATGTTTCTTTTGTTTCATCAGTAAATAAACTGATACCACCAGGAGTTTTAGCTGTTTTAGTTAAATCTGCAATTTCTCCTTTTAAATTTTCTAGTTCTTCTGTGTAGGCTTCAACCTCTTCATCGTATCCCCTGATCCTCATGCTGGTGGTCTTCATAACTTGACCAGCTCCAGCTGCGTCTCTGGTGATTTCTACAATTGCTTCCCCCATTGCAATTGACTCTTCAATACTATTATTTGCAGAAGCAAGAGCAGAAGAAGATCTTGTTAAGAAATCTACTATGTCGGAGTTATTTAAAGCTTTAGAATTTCCAATCACATTAATTTTTGACATAATGCCATCAACAACGTCATCTGCGTTATCTAATCCTATTGAGAAAGCTTTCATTGTGGAAACAAGCCCATCAGTGGCAGAATCCAAATCAAGTCCAGGAGAAATAGATGCGAACATAGATGAATATTTTGCCATCTTTGTGGCCATTGCTTCGCTGCTGAAGCCGAGTCTAGACCAAGCACTTGCTTGGTTAATTATCTCCTCAGTAGTAACACCCATCTGTTTAGCTACTTTATTAGAAGAATAATAAAAATCTTCCAGTTCGCTGGCAGTCATAGTAGTAGTCTTTTTTAGATCCACTAAAGCAGTATCCAAACTTCTAACTGTGCCAATTCCACCTTTAATAGATTGAATTGCTTTCATAACCAGAAAAGTAGAACTTGTCCAATATGTAAAAGAACTCATTCCTTCTTTTAAAGTCTGGAACCATGACTTACCTAATTTTCCAGCATTTCTGGCGGCATTACCAACATTAATAAAAGATGCTTCAATTTCTCTTACCTGTTGATTAGTTAGTTTTGCTCCAGATGCCGTCTGTGCCAACATATTCTTTAAATCAGCTCCCCACTTCCTATGCGAAGCTCCATTTTTATCATAGAATTCTTGAATTCTTTGATGTAGAGACGAAATAGTAGAATCTTTTGCAAGTTCTGCATTCATTGTCTTAACAGAATTTGTAACTGACTTTATTTGAATATCTAATTCTTTTTCAGCAGCAATCAATGCCTGTTGATTTGTAACTGAATTATCTTTGGATAGGGTAGTAGAAGCTGCTTTAAGATTTTCAAATGCTTTAGATAATGAATTAGTGTTGATTCTTGCATTACCTGTTTCATCTGTCCATTGTCTGGTTTTGGAAATAAGAGTTTCTACTTTGGATTCATATCCACCAGTTTCTATTTGAAATTGAATTTTATTTATCTGCGATATAGCCTTGGTTTCAGCCTTGACACGAGTTAATTGTGTTTCAGCTATTCTAAGTTTATCAATAAATGTATCAAGAGAAGACTTATCCCCAACATTAGCAATAGCAGAATCTAATTCTCTAATAGTTTGAGTCATCTGATCAAAACCATTAGAATTAGCTTTTAACTTGCCTAATCGTTCTTGAGCTTGGGCAATACCAGAGGAAATATCAACACTTTTCATTTGGGTAGCTACATTTTCAGCATTTCTAAATTGTGCTACCATTGATTCTAACGCTGTAATTTCTCTTTGAGCATTGGATACCATTGATGAAAAAGTAGTGTTATCAGCATTTCTTACATTTTCAATAGCTTGAGCAACTTTGTCATATTGTGTTGAAAGTGCTGAAATATTATTAGAATCTTTGATGGGTCTGGAAGCATTTACGTCAGAATAATTAGATTTTAGCTTATCCAGTTTTGTCTGGAGACTATCAGCTTTTGCGGAGATAGCATCTATTTGTTTAATAACTCCATTGTTATTTATTGAACCACCAACATATTGAAAACTTTTTCCTGTGGATTTTCCCTGTGCGTCTAGCATGTCTTTTAAACGATATGTTAGACTTTCTACTTCGCCATTTGCCTTTTTAATATTTACAACAAATCCATCAAGAAATGTTCCAGAGTCGGTTTGTTTCATCTGCTCTTTAATAGTGACTATTCCATTTGCAATATTTTTAAATTCTTCTTGAGCAACTTTTGCAACATTATTTCGTTTGTCAGCGGAAAAAGTGAATTCAGTTGTAAAATTTCCTTTTTGAATTACAGAATTTACTTCGTTTCTAATTTGATTGCTGATTTGTCGCCCCATCTCTCGACCTGTTTTTTGCGCTTCTTTAACAGCATTTCCACGATCGATATTGATATTAGAAATAGTAATTTTCTGATTAAGAACACCTTCTAATTGTTTAACTAAATTAGAAATAGTATTTGGATCAATTTCAGCCTGAACTTTTAATTTATTTAATTGTCCTTGTATTTTGTCAATATCTGAATTAATAAGTCCTTTTGATTTCGCTTCATCTAATTTCGCTTGAAGTTCTATCAAAAATTCATTCATATTCTAGTTCCTCCTATTCTATTTTTGAACACAAAAATACTCTCCAATTAGAAGTAGGAGAGTAGAATACTTTATTTTATTTTTAAACCTTGTTTTTTCAATTCTTCTTTTAAAATGTCTAATGCATGGTCTTCACAGAATGCAATAAAAGTATCCCAGAAACGGTGTTCTTTAGTTTCATCAGTAATGATACCTCCGTGGCTGCCAATGTTCGCAGCAAATAATTGGCGTTCACCAGTCCAAAAACTGTTATAATTCATTTTAGATTTATCCATAAATACTTGACCACAAGTTTGATTCATCATTTTAGTAATTGCTGATTCCCAGAACTGATATGTTCTGCGATAGAAGTCTGGTGTGAATACATCATAAAATTCATCATCAATAATTTGCTGGAGACTTCCCAAAAGTCTGTTACATGCATTTTCTACAGATTTGTTACATGCAGCATTAATACATATCTTTAAATCATTCGGAGATCTTATTATTGTAGCCATAAATTTTATTTACTAATTGTATTGATATTGTGTATAATTTGAGCGAATTCATGAACTAATTTCTTTTCGACTTCTTCACGATTATTGGCAATGTATTTTAACCCTTCTTCCAATGCTGTATAAATTCCTAACTTGATAGTGATTTCTTTTCTTTTCATTAAATACCATTTAAATAATGTTATCATATATCCTCCTTACGGGTGTCCAAGTACCCATTTAAATGTAAAAGTATTTTCTTCTGTTTTGATTGTCATTATATGATTCTCAAAATCATAACTCTTATTTATAATTTGCGGACTTGTGTTGAATATATTCATAAAAGCGTCCTGAGCATCAATAGACCAGTTATTATTATCGAGATATTCTTTGATTTCTTGATCAGTCACGAATAATTACCTCAATTTCGGTTCTTGGGTTGTTTTTGTCTACGTATCTCCAAAATAATTTTTCTCTAGTTATTGGATGTTTGCCAGAAGATTTTTCTATTCCTTTGCAACATTTATGTATTCTTGAATTATCAGTATGATAATACTCAGCAGCTTCTCTTGCATTAGCAAAAATAACTCCGGTATTAATACATTCTACTGGTATTGAACATACATTGTTTGCACCTTTTAGCTGTTTACTATGATTAATTTTCCATTCTTCCGTATGGTGATAAGGATTTAATTTTTTAGTCTTTTTTTGCTTTTCAATTACCTCTTTTGGCATTTTCTTACCTTTCCAATATCCTTGATGTGTTATAAAGTATTTGCTTACTGTTTTACTTATTTTCTTTTTCGTTTCTTTAGATCTTTTTTGCCCTAAAAATCCATCTCCTCCAAGAGTCAAATTGTAACCAAAGTTAGAATCATTTGAATTATAAAATGAAATATAGTATCTTTCCTTCTCATTTGCTTCTTTATGTGTCAGATTTTCTTCTAAAATAATATGCTCAAAATTATCCCAACCATATTTTTGTATTGCATTCCAAAAATAATTTGTTTTATTTTGATTATGATATCCATGTCCTGACTGCCATCTTCTCTGAACAGTTTGTTTTGTTATACCAACATATTTTTTGTTATTTACTTTATTCACGTGAACATATACTTTATAATTTTTTATTTCGTTTGCGTCCTGCTCGTTGTTTTTTAACGTATTCATATTCGCACCATCCTCCGTCAATTTTTGAGTAGCAAATCCACTTATAATCAACCGTAGGGTAGTGATACCAAAATAGTTTTCTTTTTAAAATTGAGACACTGTCAGGACATCCTTTAGTATCAATAACTTCTTCATGACCATCTTTATAAACAATAAAAAAATCAGCCACATATTTAACTGGCTGAACAGTCTTATTGTTATGTATGAACTTTGGTTGTAACTCATATGGTTTTTGTAATTCATATTTTACCACATCGCCACTCTCCACTTTAGGGCAAAGAACATCACGAAAGTATTTCATTTCAAGTATTGAATCAAAAGTTATTCCATTATAAGTACGTTTGCTAATATCTTTATCTACATTAAATTTTGTCCTTGTTGATATATTATTTCACCTCTTTTTAATTAATTATTAAAGAGCGCTTCGCAATGAAATCGCTCTTTCAATAATCATTCACTCTTTATAATTAACTTTGTTTCTACAGGGATTACCTGCAAATGATTTTTGACATAATTATACTTTGTATCCCTGCTATGATTACCATTTAATCCTTTGTATGCATTGAAAATCTCATTAAATTCATCAACTTCGGACTCTGGAATTCCATCTAATGCTATATATTCTCTATATCTTTTATCAATTTCTGCACCAAGTAATTCTTTGCTTCCGCACATTAACGCTTCAATCTGTTTTCCACGCTGTTTTTCATTTTCTGATACCGAAATAATAGAGTCAGTTAATTCTTTTTGAATCTTTATTGATTGTTCCCTGTCCTTTATACGGTTATCTGAGAATTGTTTGATTTGTTTTTGAGTTTCAGATATGGATTTTTTTATTTCCGCCATAAATTCAGCTAATTCATTTCGAATGCGTTCATCATGTTCATCAGACTGTTTAGTGTCTTCTGAATGTCTTTCCTGCAAAGCAGTCAGATTTTGAGAAGTACGCAAAAGAAGTTCGTGCTCTTCTCTTTTTTTCCTCATCCATTTAGTCTCAATCCCAAAAAAATCTATAATCCATTCAAGTGCCAGGACACACCCCTTAAAAGCAACAAAAATTACACATGTTGCAATAATATAAGAAAGAAAATTAATATTTGATAATTCTGTAATTATTTCCATTTCATATATATGCCTTTCACGTTTATCTTAAACCTAATAGAGATTTCCATGTATTTCCTGACTTGGTTGCTTCTCCATCAGGGGTTTTCATTCCAACGATTTTTTTCTGATATGACTTTAATGCACTGTCAAATTTTGTTCCAGCAATCCCGTCTTCTGTTCCACAAGAATAGCTAAGTGAATTAAGATATTTCTGAATTGGTTTTACGACAGCGTGTCTATTGTTTTTTGTTTTAGATACAGTTACTGTTTTGGATAGAGTTTCAGATCCGGCAATACCATCTACCTTTGCACCAATAGCAGACTGTATATCTTTGATAAATTGCGTCTTAGTGTAAGTGCTGTTTGTTGAAATGTTTGTTGATTGTGACACATCATAAGCAGGTCTTCCGTAACCAGCTATTTTTGAATAATTAAGAGGATATGATTTTTTACATACGCCACCGCCATTTGCAATTACACCATTAGCACCAGAAGTATTTCCTTCTATAGTATACACTTTGGAAGAATCAATTTTATATACTAATCCAGTATGATAAATTCGCACATTGTTTTTAAAGAAAATTTGATCCCCAATTTTCGGATTACTTGTATACCATTTTTTCATGTTTTTGAAATATTGAGCAGAGGTAGGAGTATAATTACTGAAACCACCTAATAATTCTTTTGCCTTTTCACGTCCATATGCATTTACAAAACAATCATCTATAAATGCATCACACCATGGTTGCCCGTTACATCCCATATTTTTCCCGTATTTCGTATAATTTGCTGACCCCGCATTTGCTGTCTTGCTATTTAATTGGGAATTACTCTTTTTTTCTAAATATCCCACTTCTTCTAGAGCGATATTAATTACTTTTTCCACTGTATTTGCCATTTTATTTTCTCCTTGTTCTTATAAATAACAAAATAACGAAAGCCAATATTTTTTGTTAATCAAATATAATATTTTAAATATCTAATAATTACTATATAATTAAAAGAAGATGCTTTTTTACATCTTCATCCGTTATATTATTAAGTAATAGATAATCATTATACAAAAGCCACTTACACTTTTTGGCAGTCCTGTTTTTGTTGTATATTGATATTGTTGCTACTTTTCTTAAATAACCAGGATCAATGTTATAATGCTTTGCCGCATTTTGTATTGAAGTAAATAATTCATTTTTTGTTACATTAACAATTTTTAAACATCCGTTTTTTTTTGCTTTTTACGTGTTTTTGGTCATCTATAAGTTCTTCTATAATATGACACTTTATTTTGGGTGTCACATCTGAAACGTCAACATCATTTTTACTTCCATCCATATTTTTTTATTGCGCGACAAAAATAAATATTATTTATGTAACCATTACCAGAACTTCATCGTTTTTGGGAACTTGACTTGTTATGCCAACATAAAATTTATCATTTTCATTATTACTCAATTGCTTTGGAACAATATGTACATATTCAGACCATTTATTATCATTTCTATAATCTATCATTCCTATTAGATTTCAATTTCCTTCATTTCTTTAACAGCAGCTTCGATTAAAATTTCAATTTGTTGTTTGGTAATAACAATACCATTAGAATTAAATGTTTTGTTTAAAAAATCTGTTACATATTCTTTCTTGTCTTTTCCGTGCCCGCTTTCTTTCCATAACATTTCAGCGGTTTTTACAGCTAATGTAGCCCATTCTTTGTATTGCGTTAGCTTTATGGATTCTACATTTGCCTGGAAATATGGTACGACAAAATATGTAATGATTGCACCTAAAACTGGAATGACAGTTAAAATAACTTGAAATAAGTTTTCGTTCATTTTTTATATCTCCTTTAATTCATAAGATTAGATAGTAGATTGTTAATATCGACTTGTTTTTTTAATTCGACTGGTAAATCATTGTATATCCCCATAACAACTTTAGGGACATTAAGTCGTTTACACATTGTATAATAAAAAATATTAGAAGCTGAAATTTCCAACCAAGCAGCACTTGCAATAGTAGTTATATTGCCACATTCAATTTCCAATAATGTACATAAAATAACAATTGAAGTGAGTATAAATGCAACTGTATAACTAATTAATAAAATTTTTTTACTTGTTTCTACTTTATTCATGTTATTTTATTCCTCATTGTAAAATTTCTATACGTTTTTTGACTGGTGGTTAACTTTTGTTATATAATTTTTTGATAATATAATTATTCGTAAAGAACAGGAATACAATATTTAAAAAATAATGAATATTGTATTCCTGTTTAAATTTTTAATTTCTATTTATCACATGTAAGATTATTTTCTAATCCTTTCTTTTGTTCTTTTTTATTCTTTTTCTCAAAACCAATAATCTCATCAATTGTTTTCTGTATATGTGTTTGCAAATTTGATGGTATAGAGCAATGATTTAGCATTTCACATGCTTTTTCTTTTGTAATAACTTTATTTGTATAATCATGGATAATCATATATATTTTATAACAGTCTATTGTATCTGTAATAGTGCGCCAAGGTTTTAATGTCTTGACGCTTTTACAAGTGTTACATACATGATATTTGCTTCCGCAAATTGAGCATGTGGCATTTAATTCTTTAGGCATTTTACATATTCCTCCTGACTGATCTTGTAATATTTGTTTTATATTAATCTTTATAAACAAATACTTCGCAAAGTTTTCCAGCTTCATCACAATATGGTTTTTGCAGTTTATAGGTTACTGCATGACCACCATCAGGAGTAAGACCAACATCAACACTGGAGATATCAATTTGCGCTCTTGGGAATACAATCACACCAATATATTTAATATTGCTATCGCACTTATTGCGGAAATAGCAGTGAAGATGTAGAGTACGGACAGGCGGCATAGAATCAGTTGTTTTTGCCAAGCTAATTGCCTCAGCCATCTCAGTTTCATAATCTACAATTACTCTTCCAGCGGTACCAGGATTGAATGTTAGTGTTTTATTTGTAGCATCAATTGTGAATTTTCCTTCTGCAATTGCAGCTGACACCTCCAGTGTTTCTCCAAATTCATTTTCATCATTAACAAGCTGAACATATTTAATTTCTGCTCCTGTAGTACCAACGGGCACATACTTTAAAATTACCTTGTTTCCAACAATTTCAAGAACTTCACTTACAGGTGCTGTAATTTTCTTTTCATCAGTAGCAATAATTTTTTCAGATGAAAACTGTTCTGCAAGTAAATCAAAAGAATGTATTGCATTTGTATAAGAAAGCGTTCCCTGTGCTGCATTGTAAAATGTAACAATTTCTGCTCCCTGCGCATCTGTAACAGGTGTGCCTTCAGAGCTAAAATTTAAATTAGGTTCTTTAACATTTGTTAGTCTGCTAAGCAACTGATTAGAAGTTGGATCAAATGCTTCTATGTATCTGATTTTCTCAAATACCACTTCGTTTGGATTGAATTTTGCCATATATTTATATTCCTCCTTATATTAAATCAAAAAAGAACTGAATTAAGTCAGTTCTCCCATATAATTTAATTCTTCTTTATTTTTTATTTTACTTAAATCTATTCCAAAGCCAGAATATCCACTTTGTAATAAAAGTGTAGAATTCTTGATTTTTGATATACGCTTTACACTATCCATAAACGCATAAATGTTCATATCCCATACAGTCACATCATTTCTTTTAAAACCTTCCATATTAACCATTGTAGAGATTATTGGTAATAATGTAGATTTTGGCATCTCATTTTTACGTGATTCGTATTCCATTTTGGCATCTTCTATAAAGGCTGTTCGGCAACTTTTTGTACCAGCAATTCTGTTGTCCCTTTTAAAATTATGCATTTCACGTAGATATGTAACTATCTTGAAATATGAATCTTCATTTATTATAATTTCATTCTCTGAGCAATTACTTTTATTTTGAACCAATAAAATTTCATTTTTATGATTGGTATAAACACTCATTTTTGAAAAATCTAACTTCTCCCCAAATAATATTTTTGTATCTTCCATAGTATATTGTTTTCTTAATATTTCGCAGAAAAGTTTGTAATCAGATATCTCATCAAATGGTATTCCAACATCTTCAAGTTGCCAACATAAATCAATTCCAACAGAACATAACATATGTATCATTGAATAATACTTTATTTCTCCATACTTACAGATTTCATCTAAAGTAGGAATGTGAATGATTATCCCATTACATACTTCGAATGGTTTTCCACGATATAGATTTAAGCGGTCAATAAACACGTTTTCCATTTCGATTACATATTACATAAAGAATTATTTATATCAATTGTTTCAAAGATTAAGTGTCGATATAAAAATTCTTTATTATATGTTCCTTCCGTATTCAGTATTAATTTTAATTGCCCAGCCCCACCATATTCCGTTGATCCATTAAACATTTCATCCAATAGCATAGACAAATAATCGCAACGATTATCTTTGGTAATTTTTCTATCCATTTTCATGTGTTTATAATGAGAATAAATATAAAATTCAAGAGTTGGAGTAATAAAAGTTCCATTTCGATCTCGGGCTTTTATATGTATCATAATAGTCATATAGGTAGCGACCTCTGTAACAGTATCAGGCACTTTATTATACGTCAGAATGTGTGTACCTATTAGATCTCCTCCATTTTCACATTCTTTTGCATCAAAGGCATAAAATATTGTGTCATCATGAGTGATTGCATTCATTACATTCTTTTTAAAATCTGAAATAATTGTGCTATTCGCCATTTACAATCACCTCCATCATTCCACAATATTTACTTTTATCTCAGATAATGCAGTTTTACCAACGATAATCTGCACAAAAAAGGAACCTCCGATAAGGTTCTCATCATTGACAAAAAGAGTTATTTTATTATCACTTATAGTCTGCTTTACATCAAAACCTGATTTAACACTCCATTGATAATCTACTTTCTGCCAGTCAACAGGGTTGCCATTATCATCTGAAAATGCCACAGTATATGTACGCCTATATCCATTTTTCAGATTTGTATTTCCAGAAATCACACACCTTAAATCTGTCGTTTCATTGGGTTCTGATGGCTGGGGTGGGAGAGTGGTGTGGGAATTGTTATAATTGCAGATCCATACTTCCTGACCGTTTTCCATAGTAACTTTTTTATCATCACTTGGATTAAAAGCATCAAACGACATAGTTACAACCATTGTACCACCACGACCAAAATATTGATTATCACTCAGTTTGACTTTCCTATTGGTGAGTTTATAAATATCAGGCTGTTCGCTGTCATCAAAATCCATTGGAAAACGCATATCACGTTTTAGCCTTTTGGTTTCTTCATCTACAGGAAGTGTTAATCCATACTGGTTATCGCCAACAGTAATAGTGTTATTGCCTGTAACTCCATTTGAGTATTTAGTAAAGTCCTCAGCATATACCCAACGCTCAATAATCTTGCCGTCTAAATTTTGCCAACGGAGCGGAACAGTACATAGATACATATATCCACGATTCCAAGTCTTTTCGTCAACATCGACTAATGTAATAAGCCACATTTGATTGTTCCACTTTACATAGTCGCCAAGATTGAATTTATTACCATGTACAGATTTGATTTTCTTTTTGAATGTATTGCCGTCTGTGTCCTTAATTATCATTAGCTGAGTAGGAATATTATTAAGTAAAACTTCTTCTGTATCAAAAGTATCTTCAAAATGCCTTGACATTTCGTGGTTGATTTTTACAAGTTCTTTTTCGCGTTTGCTTTTAGTGCCATAGGCATTTTGAATTTTCTTAAAATAATTTATATCCATATGCCTATTCCTCACTATATTTTGAATAATCTATAGTTTGTTTTAACTTACCTGTTTTTCTATCACGATTTTTATATTCGTCAATCTTATCATCTACAGATTTTGTCAAATCAGCAATAAAATTTCTGTAACTTGTTCTTTCATTCCCTGGCGAAAATACAGTTAAGTCAGAGGGGGCAAAACTAATTTCCATAGCATGTAAAAGTGTTTCATCTCGTTTCATGTATATCAGGAACATAATTTCAACAATTAATTTGATTTCTCTTGAATACAATTTGGAATTTATAGTTTCTATTTCTTCGTCATAATCAGAGAAGTCTATATCTAAACTCCCAATACTTGAAAGTTCATCAAGTGACTCAACCAGATAATTTTTTGCTCGTTGTTCCGCAATAGATTTAGCCTCAGAAATACTTATATTATAATAATTAAAGAATTTCTCATCTTTTTCTATTCGGTTATAGAACCTTTTGCAGATTTTTTCAAAAGGAGTAGTGCCATTAGACATTAGACACAGCCTCCTTTCTTACTCAGCATTTTTCTTTGGTCTGCCTGGTGATTTCTTAGGTGCTGTTGTTTCTTTATTTGGCTCATTGGTTTCTGTTTTTACAGACTGTTGTGACAGAAGCTTTTCCATCATTGCTTGCATATTTGCAAGTTGTTCCTGCATTGCTTTATTCTCTGCTTTTAATGACTCAACTTCTTTATTTGGTACAGACTGAACAATATCCTTCTTCTCAAGCACGATAGAAGTAGTTACTTTCTTGTTCTGTAATTCCTTATATCGTGTATTGATAATCTGCTGAACACGAACTGAAATATCATTTGTACTTTCAGCTTTCAATTTATGGAATACAGCCCTAACTCTTTCAAATACAGCACTGTCTTTAATATCAATAATTTTCTTTAATCCTTCATAGGATGGATTAAGTAAAATTTCTCGAATTTCCGTGTTGTTTAAAATCTCTCCCCAGTTATTAATACCAAGTTCTTCGTAAATTTCCTTTTCCTTGATTTTATCAAAGAATAAGAAACCGCCACGAAATGTATTATAATTATTTGCATAACGGATCTGCTCAAATGTCATTGGTATTACAGACGGGATTTCACCATCTACAGATGGCTCAAAAGTAAAAGATTCTGTTGGAGAAACCATGACAGAAACTTTGTTTTCGTTATAGTTTAATACATTTATTTTTTCTGCTTGCGTAATCAAAATATTACCTCCAATTGGGGCAGTGGGATTTCTCCCACTACCAATATTTAAAAATCATAAAGATTAAGCAGACAATACAATTTTTGCACAGTTTTCAATCTTTGTGATTGCAAAACCATATGTAAAGTCTTTGAGCATAAGATGAATCTGCTCACTCTGGTTATTCATATCCTGATATACATGGATATCGCCTTTCATATCAAGGTTACCTACCTTACCAGCAATACCAAAGATACGCTGAGAAGGGATAAGAAGATTACCATTACCCTGCCGTCTTGCACCAGAGATAGCAGCAATTCCAATTCCATCATAGGTCTTAGCAAGCCCATATCTGTTGAATTCATTTTTCATATCATTGCTCATATACTGTGCAAATCCAGACATGCGCCTAATAGCTTGTGCATACTTAGTAAGAGAAACAATAACAGAGTCATCGCTTCTATCATTAAGATATAATGCAAGCGCATCCATAGCATCAAGTGTAGGAGCAGAACCAGTAACATCAATCTTTGCATCACCACCAACGATGGCGTTATCTACCTGAGAAAGCATATCGTAGAACATTACATTATGACAAGCTTCTTTCATAAATACAGTAAGATTTGCAATAGACTTGAAACCATTTTTACGAAGGTCTACATAGGACAGATCAGTTTCTACCTGACGATTTTTCCATGTAGGATAAACAGCAGACAAGTCGATCCAGCTTCTATCAACTACGCCTCCTTTAGCAGCTTCGTGAGCAACTAAAGTATTCTTTGCTTCCTTATCATATTCAGCATCGTCAAACTCACCAACACTGCCTCTCTCAAACATCTGGTCGAGTAGTTCATCAGGAGCGTTATATACTTCCTCCTGTACAGTTTTCTTGATATAAGCAGCAACCTGGCAGTCTGGATCTTTACCAGTTTCTCCAATTTCCTTTGCCCACGCATCAGAAATCTCGGCAACTTCCTTTTCCTCAGCAGTTAAATCTCTTTTATATTCTACCTTTTCAGCAACATCAAAAAGGACGTGTTTCTTGCTCATCACGTCCTGCATTTCACTTGTTAAAATACTCATTAATAAAATCCTCCCATCTTACGCATTTGCAACAGCAGTATCAGATACTTCAATCTGAATTAGTGTGTGTCCATTATCGTTATATAATCCTTTAAACTTATAAGGAGAGGCAATAGTAGCCTTCATAGCCTTACCATCTTTAAAGGAAATTCTTGTATCGATGGCTGTCTCTGCTGTGAAATCATCCTCAACAAACTGGTCAGTGCCAAGTTTTTCATCTACTGCAAACTTATCAATAGTTACCATTTCATTCGCCTTGATATTTACAAAATCAGGATCATAATCTGACATATCGCCTCTGGCAGCATTTACACCAGTAGGCACACGTTCCTTATCCACAAATAAAATATCAGCAACAGTTTCCGCATCAGTAACTTTGACAAACTTATCCGTTGTAGTATCCTCTCTTACAACAGCCATACCAGTTACCATTTTAGTTTTTGCTTTATGCATTGCGTCAGGTGCTTTTGCACCATTAATTCTAAAATCTCTTAACATTGATTAATTCCTCC